GCGGCGCCGGGCAGTGGTTTGCCTGCGGCAGCAGTAGGACAACGATACATAGTTGTGTCATCACCTGCTGAGATACCTGCATGGGGCGGACTTGTTGCCAACCCTGAAGACATCATTGAATACAACGGCAGCGCCTGGGTAGTGAGTTTTGATGCGGCTGCTTCTACCGCAGTTGAATATGTATTAAATATTGCAAGCAATCAGCAATTAGCTTTCATGGACGGACAATGGATACTGAGTTACGAGGGAATATTTCAACCGGGATACTGGCGCCTGCTGGTATAACCCGAGCCGCCGGCGGCTTGATCTATGCACTAGACACGCACAGATACTGCTGGCAGTTGCGTAGCACAGAAGAAAAGTGGAGCGGCACTTGGGGTCTATGGGGTGGCCGCAGTAATCCAAAAGAAAGTCCCAGAGATACGCTACTTAGAGAGTGTCAAGAAGAAACAGGCATAACCGAATGGAACAAAATCGTACCATTACATAGATACGTTAGCAAAGACAAGAAGTTCATCTACGACACCTTTTGCTTGGTGGTAGAAAAAGAATTCCTTCCTGTGCTGGATCATGAAAGCGATGGTTACTGTTGGTTACCGCTTGGTATACAACCAAAACCACTGCATCACAAAAGCAAACAGCTGGTGCAGAATAGCAGTTTCATGAGCAAGTTGGTCAACATGGAGAAATGGCTAGATCAACATGTCAACGACTGAAGCTGAAATAATTGTTTTTCCCAAAACACCCAAGGCACCTGTAACCAAGCGGGGCGTAGATTTGTATCACTGCTGGGATAAAAGACTGATCAATCCTATGTTGAAAAAAACATACAAGGACAATATCAGTTGGATAGAGCGTTGGTATTTGGAATCTAGACATCTTGCCAACCGAGATCAATGGGATCATCCTATCATCAAGGCAGTAAGAGAAGATCGAGAATTTAATCGGCTGTTGCGATGGTGTTGCCTAGAGGATATCAAACTATTGCAGACGTTAGCCGAAGATCCTGTATATAGAGAAAGCAGTGCTAGTCAGCGACGCAGGCTTATCATATGGCACAACAAGTTTGCCGCGCTTATACTAAATCAGGAAACAGACAATCGTTTATGAATCGATAAACAGTGTTCTCATCAAACCCTAGACTTTGCATCACACGAGGAGTGTGTGGATTCTGTCGTTGATTGTTGCAGTAATAATTTTGTGCTTCTAGTATTTCTCGTGGATTACCTTGGCCGCGTGTTTTTCCAACATTATCCAAATACCAAGGCAGAGTAGTAGATACAATCTGTAATATCTGATCTATTTCCAATTCATCGCTGACATTACCGGCAGCAATCATTCCTGGGCTGAATATGCGCTTGGCCCACTCTGGTAACTCACGTTCCTTGCGCCACGCAAATTGTTTGGCATAATCTTGAAACCAAGTCATCATTGCATGTTCTTTGTCTGCGCTGGCGCTGAAATCATGAAAACATCCAGTTATTTTGCGTTCGCCACAGATGATGTCAAATCCAAATATAGGACTGGGGTCAATGACGTGTGGGAACACGGTGACGTGTAACATGTAGAGACCCTTGGTATCACGTGCATCAACTGCGTCAAGGTGTGCTCTTCTAAACACAGGCGAATCCCATACATGGTTTGGCCAATCAAACGTGTGGCCTTCATCTACCGGATTTCCAATCTTGTTCAGTTGCTGTTCTATGTTTGCTTGCAACTCAAGCATGGTGTTCCATACTTTACTCATGAGTCATTATCTCTTCCATGGCCTGCATGGTCAATTCAAAACCTTTATTAGCTTCATCAACCAAGTCATCGGTCAGATGCGATCTGATAATTGCTTCAAGTCCTTCTGCATCGGTATACTCAACATGACTCATTGGCAGTTTGACAATTTTCTTCAGCATTTGTCCTCCGCGAAGATCCCCAAGGTAATGCACATACACATGAGCCCAGGCGTCTTTAAGATTGCTGTTGATGTGCTCAATATAGTCATGTGTTGCATGTAATTCCGAATCGCCACCATTAGTATCTATTATATCTTTTTCAAATTGTTGAGTGCGATCAAATTCCGGGTGTTTGCTGTTTAGGTTTAATTTGGCATCAAGAAAAAGCAGTATGTCGCGTTTCCAGGCCAAATAGCGTGTCCATTGATTTGGAGTAAGCTGATTTTTCATCATGGCACCAACAAAGGCAGAGCGTTCTGCCTTGCGGTGATTTTCTTGGGTGAGTTCTTTAAGTGTAGACATAATGTTAATTATGCCTACTTGCTTTAGGCCTGTGTTTCAGCCCAACGCAACACAACCTGCGCTGTAGAGGTACCGCTTACTGTACGAATGTTAATTGCCAGTACGTCCGGACCATTTGGAAATGCGCCGCGCCCACCAATTGTGGTTGCTGTGAGTTCTTTTAGCTTGCCTAGGTCCAACACCTTTGTATCCGAACCCGCTGATACGAACGAGAATACTTGTTCCCCTGGCAGCGCAAACGTACCTACCGGCCAGACAACTGCGGTTGAAACCTGTGCTAGGCTTGGCTGTCCGCCTTGACTTAATGGAGTGAGTGCAGTCCAAGTCACGTTGGTTGGGATCACAGGATAATTCTGCGGATTCAATACCGCTTCTACCACAATAGGTGTTGCTGACGCTGTGGTAATTTCAATCTGTTCCAGCAACAGCTGAGATCGATTCAGCAAGTCTCTTGCACCAAGATCACCCACAATCGCATTGGACACACTGGGTGCCAAACGAATCATAAAGGCTGTTTGGTTAGTTGTTGTGGCAGCAATATTCAGCCTTTGATAATTGAAAAGATATCCGCGATCAGTGTCAAATTTTCCGTCCATGATCACTGCACTACCCCAGTGGCTGAGTGTTGGACTGCATGTAACACTTATCAAAAGTACTCCGGCATCTGTTGCATGGATGCTGGCTACGGCAGCTGTGAAGTTGCGTTGAGATCCACCTGAAAATTGAGACAACGTGGCTGCTCTTGTTAGCCCAGTCAATGTGTTACCTGTGCGACCTGAGAAAGAAATCAATTCATTGTCAACATAGATCATACCGCTTGTGGGATATCGAGATGCGTCTACTAGTGTCAATGAAGTATCACTGGCAGAAATTGCGCTGGCCAAACGTGAAACAAATCCTTCATTGATAACAGTATAACGTGCTGGCAAGTTACCTGAACGCATGTACGCTTCATTGTTCACGTTGTTGTTTTTGATTCTGTGTGCTATGACAAAATTGCCGTCTACTCCGCGAGCCATGAAATCAATAAAACCAGCTCCGTACCAGGTATATTGAATACCCATCATCTGCATTTTGTTGAGATCTAGATTGAATCCTGTAGGCCCATTACCATCCAGGGTGTCTCTATTGAACTGAGTGCGTGGTATTCTCGTGTCACGAACTATACACATACGCACTCCTGACACGTTGGTGGCACCTCTGTAATCTGGCGCTACTGTGAGAGAAGTTTGGCTGGCAATTGATGTCACTGTATGTGTCATTCCTCGAATCACAATGTCATCACCTACCTTGAGCTGATCCTGGAATCGAGTACTAGTACCAGTCAATGTATTTGAATCCGCATTGATTGCACCAAGTCCGGCAATCTGTGTTGTTGCACTTCTTACCACTGCATACAGTTCTTGTCCATCGTGTTCCCAGAAAATTCCGTTTTGTTCATCAAATATACCCAGGCGCACTACTGATCCGTGCCAGCCTGTGACATAGATTTTGGGATCAATTGCTAATGATGCTGTTGTGGATCCCAGTTCTTGTGTTGCCAGCACAACAAATACTGTGTCTGCTACAACAGACGACACAGTGTATGTTCCGTTGTAGCCCGATGTTGTTATACCTTCCAGTCGTACCTGTGCCCCGGCTTGTAACCCGTGGTCAACTCCGTCCGTGGTCACTGTGATTGAAGATCCAATTGTGGTTGCTGAAGCTGTGACACTCTGTATATCATAGTTTGGACGAAACAGCGTACCAGTAGTAAACAACAGGCCTTTACCAGACTGATAACGAAAATATTTTTTAGAACTACGCACTGCTTGCATGCCGTATGATGGTCCACCTGATGAAATCAACACGCCACCATCATAGGGTCTGTGAATAAAGAAGGAGTCAGATCGTATGTAGACGTTTCCTGTTAGCGTAGTAGCGGTGGAAACAATTGCCGCTGGTCTTGCAGTGTATGAAAAGCTGGTTGGACTAATAACACGTTCAACATAGAATGGTCCTTCGGCTTGTTCGTGGCCTGTACCGGCTGATGTAATATCTACTACTACCGGCGTACCTGGAGTCAGACCGTGATTGCTTGTTGTTGAAACAGTGATAGTTGATGGGGTTAATCCATCAGATGTTAAAGAAAGAGTTGCAATGGTTGAACCAGTGTAGAATCCACCTTTGCGTAGCTGTACGGTGTCGGTTAATAGGACGCTGGTTCCTGTTCCTACTTGACCTTTGGCATAGTAAGAAAAGGTGTTTGATGTTGGAGCCGGAGTGGCTGCTACCAAGAACGATCCTTCAGCACGACTGTATCCTGCAATAGTTCTATTCAATCCCTGCATGGTTATTGGTGTGCCTGCAACAAAGGTATGTGCATCTACTGTGGTTGCTGAAATAAGGCTGTTTGCGCCGCCATCGCTTGTGATAGATGATACGATTAGATCTGTTCCTGGAATTTCATAGATGCCTGGATAGTTACGTACCAGGCCTAGGTTTTGCCACTTAGTGGGCTGTAGTCCATATTCAAAGTCAGCGTCAATCAGCGACTGTGGATCTGCTGTGCGCATACGCTCAATTGCATCTGTACCAAAGTCATACGGGCGAACAGCAAGCTCTTTACCGTCCACAATGATCTGGAGCTTGTCAGTGGACAGCATGGCGTTGGTATTAGCAGCCAGTGTCAGTGTTGTTACACCATCAATTGTATTAACAAATGTTGAAGTGTCTGATCCATTGTAAGATGCTACACCTCCCAGCAGTGGGTCAAATGCATTGTATATAACTTGATTCCTGGTGGTGTTGGTTATCAGCACTACCTGTTCCAGTGGAACTTTTGAAGTGAATTTCACTGTGCCCGAGCCTGCTGATCCAGGCGTGAATAGATATTTTGTTATGAGTTTTTTTGACATTTTTTATCCTGACAGCGCAATCGCTAGGTAAAGCTGTTGATCCACGTATCTCTTATTAGTTAGCTGATTTGCCAATGTTGGCACAGCAGATACGCTGGCAGAAGTAAAAGTGGCGGCAGCAGGCGTTGATGCACCAATTGGAGTACCATTTATTGATCCGCCTGTTATGGCCACATTGCTAAAGCTGGATGAATCCGTTGTATTGATTCCAGATTCTGGTCTAGCAAGTTCTTGCCAAGAAGTACCTTTGGCGTAGTAAAT